TCATGCTGACGCCTCGCTCTCTCGCTCCGAGGTGATCTCCGCAATGGCGTCAAGCCAACCGGTGTCTGCTCCGGCTTTAGAGGCCAGGCTGGCGAGCCTTACGCGTTCGCTAGTGCTTCCGCGGCGAACTAAGTGGTCGAACAAGTCTCGATCGGATTCGTCTGCAGCATTCCTTGGCACCTTGACTATTCGCTTGACCTCGGCTTCGACCTTCGTGGGTTTTCCATTCACGGCGGAAAGGTCAGCCCAACGTTCTAAGAGACTCAGAAGCGACTGGTGATAGTCCTTGCTGTCGTAGACGATCGGCGTGATGCCGCGGCCCTTCCAGTCTTCGACAAGAACAGGGTCCGGCATTTCAGCGCCGACAAACGTAAAGCGCTCTTTGAGATCGTCGAAACGTACTCCGTCAGCGGCAATGGCGTTCAACAGGTAGCGCATGGGAGGGTCGTCGGCACTATAGCCAATGAGCACCAGATGGAACAGCCGCGCTGCGTCGTAAATGAACTCTGGGACGGTGCGCCTGCGCATGTAGAACTCGCCAAAGTCCTGATCTGTAAAGACAAGATCGGAGGTTCTTTTTGAGTTGCGGTCTAAGGCACCATGGATGTGAAGAATGCCGGAGAAGTCGCCACTTCGTCCCGGTCTTGGAATCCCACCGAGTGAGTACGTTTGCAGTTTAGTCTTTCCGTTCGCCCCCCCCTGTAGCAGGAGATCAAAGTTCGTGGTGACGATGGCGGAAGCACCTCCGCGGTCTGCCAGTCGCATGAGCGCTTTGTGGATCGGTGCCGGCTTAGTCCCAGCGGCACGAAGAACTTCGGCGACGGTCGCTCTCACCCGGCTGGTACCGCTGGGCTTGTCGTCAATCCTGCGCTCAAGCATGCCCAGCACCACGTCGTAGTCCCGCCGCTTGAATCGTCTCACCTCAGCAATTTGCTGACTAGTCAGATCGCTAAGGTCGCCAAGCTCGTCATCCTTGCTGCCCGTCACCACGGCGTGCACGCCCGAGTCTAGCTTCGCGTATACATCGATCACTAGTTTACGGAAGTCAGGCAACCCCGCGGGCTTGGACACGCCAGCACCGGCGATAAAGAGAACTTGTCCTCGCGCGTGCGCGAGGAACAGCCGTTCTGGGACGACGGGCAAACCGCTACCAAGTGAGATCACTCGGTCAGGAGGCGGCGACCTCCCAAGCGAGACGAGAAAAGAGCTCAAGACTTGCCCCCCATTGTTAACGAGCTCGTTGGAATATAGAAGGCATACTCACCGCCACTACAACGAAGTCTCATGCTTCCCCCTTGGTTTCATAGTCGCCCATGTGTGGACTATAGCTTGCCGCGCCAAAGCCTCCACACTTAGCAAGCACGGTGCATGAGGAAAACAACTGAGTGCGATGTACCCAGGAATGCCTCACAGCCCAGGAGGCAGGTGATTCAGCTCTCGTCTTTGACACGGCCCACTTCCGGTCGCAAGACCGCCACGATCAAAGAAAATCTACTTCAGCAAACGGGCCGCAGGGTTGTCCTCAGCTGCGCCCGCTTGAAAATGTCCAATCACGCTCCCCACGGATCGGTGCTCGGTCATCGCCATGACCGCCGGCAACGGCACGCCTTGTTTCCCCGCCTCCGTAACAAATCCGGAGCGGAGACTGTGTGCCCCAAAATCCCCCTCCAGTCCCGCCAAACTGGCCCGTCGCTTCACAATCGCAGCCACGGAGCCTGGGAGTAGGGCCGGGCCGACCCTTCCTTTCCAGATCCGCCGGAAGATCGCGCCCTCTTGAATAGCAGCCGCGTCCAGCCAGGCTGTCAACGCCTCGGCGCTGCGCCCTAGGATCGGCTTATCGGGCGTCGAATTCACCTTGATCCCCGCCTGCTGGGTCTTCGAGTACTCCAGCCGATAGATGTAGCCATCCTCGCCAGCCTTGCGAAGGTCGCACATCTCCGCGGCCGAAATCTCGCTACGCCGGCGCCCCCCACTGGCAAAGCCGAAGCAGAGTAGGGCGCGGTCACGCAGGCCTTCCAAACTTTCGCCACAGGTCGCCAGCATGGCCTCGAGCTCGGGGCGTGTGATGGCGGTCTTCTTGGTTGGCCGCTCGCCGCGTTTGACTGAGACGCGTCGCGCGCGACTCAACAGCGTCCTGACACTGGGTAATTCGCACGGAATGAACGGGGCAGGGTGCCCATACAGGAGGCAATTCTATGGCTCGCGGCATCACCGAATCCGACGTTCACACGGCTGCTGACGAACTGGTCGCCAGCGGCGAGCGACCAACGGTAGAGCGCATCCGCGGCCACCTTGGTACGGGGTCACCCAACACGGCGACGCGCTGGCTGGAGACTTGGTGGAAGAATCTAGGCACTCGCCTGCAGCCGGAGCGACCAGATCTGAAGGACGCTCCCGCCGTTCTTGCGGAGATCGCCGGGCAGTGGTGGGCGCTGGCCCTACAGCATGCTCGAGAGGCGGCCCTGGTAGATCTGGCCGAGGCCAGGCGGGAGCTCTCAGCTGAGCGCGAAGAGCACCATCGGCAGCAGGAGGAGTTAGAAAAACAGGCGAGCGAGATCCGCTCTCTTGCAGAGGCAGCCGATCTTTCGGAGAAGCTTGCCACTGCACGTGCGACAGAGCTTCAGAGACTAGTGGAGCAACTCCATGCCCAGATCGGCGAGCTGAAGCAACAACTGAAATCTAGTCATCAGCGTGTGGAACTGCTGGACGCAGCGCGGGATTCACTCGACGCTAGGGTGCAGGAAGTCCAGGAGTTGGCGAGATCTGAGCGAGAATCGCTTGGCCAGTACGTCAGATCTGCCGAGGATCGAGCGCTACGCGACGTAGATCAGGCCCGGCAAGAAGTCAGACTGCTGCAAGCGCAGCTTGCTGCGACGGTAAAGAAACACGCCGGAGTTGAGGCGGACCTCCGGCATGCCGTGGAGCGAGCGCAAGCCGCAGCCAGTTCGGCAACCGCTGAGGCGAACAACCAGCGCGGAAGGAGCGCCGCGCTTGAGGAGCAACTTGCGAGGCTCCAAAGTCTGCCCGCCGAATTCGAGGCAGCGCTTCGGCGAAATCAGCAAGCTCAAAAATCTCCTAAGAAAGCTTCAATACGAGCTAAGAAGGCCACGGCCAAGGCACCATAGGCTTACGTGAGTGTCTTCGGCTTCGCGGCAGCGGCGATTGCGGCGCGTACTTGATTGATCACTTGGTCGTGCGGAATCGTCGGCCTACTGTCAGCCATGGCGCGCTCGACCTTTGCCTGGAACTACTGAGTGTGGCTCTTTGCCTTTTCAGCAAAGTCCTCAGCAGAGCCAAAATCGGTGGGTCGGGCATCGGGCTTGCAGGGTTAAGGGTAAAATTGACGACAATTAGGAAAGCCGGACACCGACACCGCCGTAGTAGCCCGCCAGCCTGACTACGTTCTTACATAATATACATTCCGGCCTTAGCCGATCCCGGCGAAGCCGTTGCAGCAGTAGGCGTCCCGCCGAATCCGGCGGCGATCGCTAGCACCATCGTCATGGCGGCGAGCTTTCGCCAGACGGCCTTTTCTTCGCGGCTGATGGCTCTCGCCTCGCCGACGATCCCGATGACCTTCACAAGCGGTTCGCCAGTCAAGCCTGCCAAGGTCGCGCACACGACCGCGTTGGGTAGTGACACCCCTTTGCGGTAGTTGCTGACCGAACTCGGGCGCACGCCAAGCCGCGCGGCAAGCTCCGAATCATTGCCAGCCCCCGTCGCTGCCTTAGCGGCGTCGAGCAGTGCATCGATAGTCGTCATTTCCAAGACCCTTGACATTGAGATTACAAGGGTATTGAATCACGTCCGGATTCCAAGGGTCTTGGAATTCATCCGCCATCGGCTCCCCTAGGCCGCTGGCGGGGTTCTAGGGGCTAGGGGAGGGGGTAGGGGCATGGACGGAATCATGTTGGTCTGCGGGCTGCTGGGAGCGCTCGCCGTGATCGCTGGAATCGCTCGTCTCGGTGCGTGGGTAATCGACCGCAGGGAAGAGCAGGCAACCAAGGCAATCCGTGACGCTGCATTCGTCGCCCAGGCACGCGCGGAGTTCCTGCCGACACCGAGCCAGATTCGCCATGCGGATCTCGAATATGCCACTGCGATGCTCGATCAGCAGGACATGAGCGAGCGGTGGTCGCATGACTGACTTCAAATGGGCATTCGTTCCCGGTTTGGTCTGGGGCTTTGTTGGCGGCGTATGGGGTGTCCTCTGTTCGTGGCTGGCGCTGCCGCTGGATCGACTGTATCGCTGGTTGTACCGGTTGCCCGAGTGCAAACCCGGCCGCTGCTGCTGCCGACGCACCTGCATCTGTCTGATTCAGGAGCCGCTGAAATGATGGCATCCCGAACGGCACTCGCATGGTTCACCTTGCTATCGATCCCCGGGCTTTTTTACGCGCTCGCTTGGTACACGACTCCAGCGCCGGAGTGGAACCTCTGGCGCGATCTCGCCATCGAGTTCGGCAGCTTTTTCGGCGTAGTGTTTCTTGCCGCGCTCGCTTGCTTGGCCATGGTCTGGGCGGTCAAGCAAGTGATCTATGGTGGCGAAGAGGGCGGTCAGCCATGAGCGGCCACTGCAACTTCTGCCACGCGCCTACCGTCTACTTCTTCCCGGGCGGGCTGTGTGCTGCCTGTACCGGCAAGAACGCCCGCATCAAGCTGGAAGGGCTGACGCCTGCGCCGCGTCCGGAGCTTGCTGCGTTCGATGACGCCATCGGAGTGATGCACGCCTCCGCACGCCGCACCGAGATGGCCTCAGAGGCCATGCAGCGCAATAAGCGCGCGTCTGGTGCTTCGCTCAAATCGTACCTCGCAGCGGCTCCGGTCGCGTTGACTCCTGAGGGCCAGCGCGAAGCGCTGGCCCTTGGGCTTGTCCATTACAAAACAAGTGACAACGGGCCGAAGCACGGCCGTCTGTCTATCGAGATCGACCCGCTGCTGGCGCGGGCGCAACGGCTGCGCAAGTCCGTAATCACGAGTGCACGACTTCATGACCAAGAAGCCAAGAAAGGATCGCGCCGTGGCGCGTGGTACATGCTCACGCTCACCTACCGAGACGGAAGCAATAGCGGCCCTCGTGACGTTAGCGAACTTCTTAAGCGCATGCGGGGGCACTTCAATGGAATTGTCGCTCGGGCCAGACGGTTCGCGGGTGAGGTGTTCCGTTATCTATGGGTCGGCGAGCTCACCCAGCGCGGACGCCCCCACTACCACCTCCTGATCTGGGTGCCCAAGGGCATCTACTTCGGCAAGGTCGATCATCGCGGCTGGTGGCCTCATGGCAGCAGCCAAATCGAAAAGGCGCGTAACGCTGTTGGCTACCTCGCCAAGTACGCATCGAAGTTCACGAGCGTCATTGCCGCTGCGTTTCCCAAGGGTTTCCGCACGCATGGCTGCGGTGGCCTCAACACAGAATCCCGCCGCGAACTGCGGTGGTGGAAATCCCCCGTATCGGCACGTGAAGCGCTCGGCGGTGAAGCCGACATCCGCAAGTGCCAGGGCGGCTATTTCGACAAGCTCACCGGGGAGTTCTGGCCGTCCCCATGGAGAGTGACCTTTGCATTCGGCCGGACCATCGCTTGGAAGGTAATCCCACTATGAAAGTCCAGATTCTCACTGAGTCCGTCTCTGTCCGCAGCTTCCCTGCACGCGACGGCAAAGCCGCTGTCAACTTCACCGAGCAAAAGGCCGCTGTCATTCGTGACGGTGACTTCCCGCTGCCGTTCACCATCGGCCTCGATGAAGGCCAGCAGCCGTACAAGGTCGGCACCTACGAGCTGTGCCCCACGTCGCTTCAGAGCGGCAAGTTCGGCGGGCTGGAATTCGGTCGCCGCATCAAGCTCCTTACCCCATCACCCACGCCCGGCGCTGCGCCGGTCAAGGCATAACCCATGGCCGTGCTGATGCCCGCGTGCTTAGAAGCGAACTTCGACGCCACGACGGGCACCTGCACGGCGGTGGTCTGGATTCCTCAGCCGTCACTACTGCCGGAGCTGCCGGTTGAGGATGCGCAGTTGATAGGGGCAAAGATCGCGCTCCTGTGGGCTGCGGCTTACGCGTTCCGGCTCATTCGCAAGTCCATCTATCACTAGGAGCAACACATGAAGAAGTTCATCAATTCCCTGAAGGGCAAGACTGCCGCCCTGGTCGCCACCGGCTCCACCGCCATGCTCGCACTCCCGGCCATGGCCTCGGGCGGCGGCGGCGGTGTGGACGTCAGCGGCGTCGTTAGCGCCATCGAAGGCGCCAAGTCCTCGGTCAATGACATCGGTGCGGCCGTGATCCTCGTGTTCGTCGGCATCGCCGTCTACAAGTGGGTGCGCCGCGCCCTGTAATAACCACCGGCGGGCAGGGCCGACTCCCTCCCGCCGGTCTCTTGGGATGCGCTACAACGGGGCAGGGGACGTGTTATGGAAGGCTGGATCTGGCTCGGCGCATGGCTGGTCGCCTGCGCAATTATCTTCGTGGACTTCAGCTGATGCGCGCCGCACTGCGCGTCATGCTCACACTCTTCATTCTTGCCGGGACCTACACCGGCGGCGGTGTTTTTATCCCGCCTGCGGCTGCTCAAACCTCAGTTCCTTGTGCCGGTCAGCCGTGTGATCAAGGCATGGCGTATCAGGCCTGCATGACGTACCCGTACAGGTACTCAACCATGCTTCACGTGACGCGTCGCGAGTGCGCGCTATCTGGCCCATTTTCTCAAGGCGATGGCTCGTACTCGTTAAAAGTATTCGGTCCCACTGCGACGTCTAATGGGCAAGAGATCTCATCAACTTTTACGACGTCATTTAAGTTTCAGTCCACCTGCGCCAAACGGCCTGACTGGAATGGTCCCTACCCATATCTTACTGGCGGAGCCCCTCGAAACGGGTCCGTTACGTGCAATGGCGGCTGCAAGCAGGCGTGGTACTCGACGGGAGATGGCTACTTCAACGGCAAGTACAGTTCCGTTCCCGGCACTTGCGAAAACTACGATGATGGCAAGTGCAAGGCCCAATTCGGTGACGGCTACTATTTCAATCAGGGCATGTCGTCTTGTGAGCCTGAGGAGTCAAAATGCCCGGGCGGCGCTGCTGCCAACTCTCTTGGCAAGTGCGAGCCTGAACCATGCCCCGAGGGAAAGACGCTCCTTCCAGATGGCACCTGCAAGATCAAGGAAAACGAGTGTCCCGCTGGCAACATCAAATCACCCGACGGCAAGTGCTTGCCCGGCGAAGGCCAGTGTGCCCAGGGCGAGGCTCGGGGTAAGGACGGCACCTGTAAAAGGGACTCCGACGGCGACGGTGAGCCCGATGAGGAAACCGGCGAGCCGGGCGAAGAGGAACCTGACTCGTTCTCTGGTGGCGACGACTGCAAAACCCCGCCATCTTGCAGCGGCTCCGCGATCCTTTGCGGGCAAGCGCGCATCCAGTGGCGCATTGACTGCAACACCCGCAGGAACCGCAACATCGCCGGCGGCATGTGCAACACCCAGCCTATCTGCACGGGCGATAAGTGCGACGCCATGGAGTACTCATCGCTCCTGATGCAGTGGCGCACGGCGTGTGCCTTGGAGAAGGCTGCGAACGGTACGGGCAACAACGGCGATCTCGCTGCAATTCGCAACGCATTGACCGGCACCGGCGGCAGCGTCAATCCCGGCACTTTGCCCGGTTCGGATGCATGGGTCACCGGCTCCGGCCAGCCCACGAAACCCAACACGGCCGGTTACGGATGGAGCGGTTCTTGCCCGGCGATTCCCGCTGTCAGCTTCATGGGCACCAGCATCCAGATCGACGCAACGCCCATCTGTAACTGGCTCTCCCTTGGCTCATTTTTCGTGATGGGCCTTGCGGCCCTCGGCTCCCTCCGGATCGTTGCTTCTAAGGACTCCTGATGCCACTTTTCATCGCCTCGCTGCTGTCCGGTCTTGCAGCGATCTTTCGCTCTCAGATCGGCACGTGGATCGTTACCGCAATGGCGTGGCTTGGCATCGCCTGGGCAACGCATGAGTTTGCCGTCCAGCCATGGATCGACAATATGCAGTCCAAGATCGGCGGCGGCGCGCCGGGCGGCCAGTGGGGCTCCGTCCTCATTGCTTACGCGGGCATGATGAAGTTCGATCAGGCCTGCACGATGATTGCTTCAGCAGTCGTCACGAAGTTCGGCGTCAACGCCGCACGCGCTGTGCTGGTGCGGAGGACCTAACGTGCCTATCGAGATCTTTACCGGTCAGCCCGGTAACGGCAAAACCGCGCTCATGATGGAGCGCCTACTGAAGGAATCGAAGGACGGCACGCGCCCGTTGTTCGCTGCCGGTATCGACGGGTTGCAGCCTGGACTTGCCACAGCGCTTGATGACCCCCGCGACTGGAATGCCAAGGACGCGGAAGGCAACCACATCGTGCCCGATGGCTCGCTTATTTTTGTCGATGAGGCATGGAAGTGGTTCGGCCATCTACACGATGCAACCAAGCAGGCCACCCCCAAGCATGTACTCGATCTAGCAGAGCATCGCCATCGTGGTCTGGACTTCGTGTGGACGCTTCAGCAGCCCAATCAGCTGTATCCGTTCGCGCGTGGCCTTATCGGATCGCACTCGCATGTTGTGCGTCGGTTCGGCACGAAATTCATCGACGTTTTCCGCTGGGGCGAGTTGCAGGAGGACATTAAATCGTCCGGCAAACGCGAACTTGCCCAGCGCACTACGCGCCTTCTTCCTTCGGGCAGTTTCGGCAGCTACAAGTCGGCCGAAGTGCACACCATCAAGGCCAAGCTCCCGCTCAAGCTGATGGCGTTGCCCGTCATCGTCGTCGTGGCTATGTACCTCGCGTGGGCTGCATGGACGCGCCTCGATGAAGACGGAAAATCGCCCATCGGTGCGGGGGCCGGCCAGCAATCCGCAACAGCGGATGCTGGCGGGTCCCCGCAGGGGTTCGGCTCACCACAGAAAAGCGAACCGCGCTGGCAGTCGGCGAGTGAGTACGCCAAGGATCACCTCCCTCGCATCGCCACCATGCCCTGGACTGCTCCTGTCTTCGATGAACGTCCTGCGGTCAGCGATCCGCTGCTTGTGTGCATGTCTTCCGGTCCCGGCCTCGATGGCCTCGGCAACCGCTCTGAAGGCTCCTGCACGTGCGTCACGGAACAGGGCACCGCATACGACATAAGCCAGCCCGAGTGCCGCACGCTCGCGCGTCACGGTCCCGTCTATAACCCATACCGGCAGCGCAGCGATCAGCAAATGCAGCAGCAGCCGCAACCGCAGATCGCGGGGCAGGGCACCTTGGGCGGCATGAATGGCTCTGTCATTCAACGCCAGACCCGTTCGCTTGGCACCTTCCCCGAGTCTCAGCCATATGAGACGCAGACCAAGGTTCCAGCGACCACGAGGGACATGTGATGACCAGTGGTGGACGCGAGTTGCTGAAGTGGATCGCTGTGCTACTGATGACCGGCGATCACGTTGCCAAGGTGTTCTACGGCGGGCATGTACCGATCATCAGCGAGCTCGGGCGGATCGCGTTCCCGGTGTTCGCGCTGGTGATGGCCTACAACCTCGCCGAGCCGGGCGCCGACATAGCCAAGTCTGTTCGCCGCCTCGCAATGTGGGCGGCGATCGCGCAACCTGCTCACGCCCTGGCGTTCGGTCACTGGCTCCCGCTCAACGTGCTTGCGTCCTTCGCTCTCGCCGCGTCGGTGGTGTGGGCGATCAGGGCAGGGCGATGGTGGCTCGTGGCCGGCCTTGCAGGGCCATTGCCGCTGCTGGTGGACTACCAGTGGGCGGGCATTGCCGTGGTGGTCGCCGGATACGCGCTGCGGCGGCTGCATGGTTCCCCGGCCGGGGTCTTCGTGCAGCTGCTCGCGATAGGCCTGCTGTGCTTCTACAACGGCAATGGCTGGGCGCTGCTGGCGCTGCCGGTCATGTGTCTCGGGCACGCACCGGTAAGCGTTCCGCGCAGCCGCTGGGCGTTCTACGGCTACTATGTGGTCCATCTTGTGTTGTTTGCAGCGTTAGCAGGATTCGCCGGGTAGGTTCTCCCAGCCTCCCGGTATCCGCCGGAAAAGTGTGCCGTTTATGCAACGCAACTCATGCTTTTCAGTTCGCCTGCCGTGTTCAGCCGATTTAGCCGCGGCCTCAGCAGTCGCCCGCTTGAGGCGAATTTCAGCAAGCATCGCCTCGCGCTCTGCATCAGCGAGTACTTGCGTTGGCGTTGCTGGCTCAGCAATCGCGCTATCGGTGGTTCTGAAACGCTCATTCCACGCTGCTTGGGTCTTTGTGAGCATTTGCACGCCGCCAGCTAACAAGGCCACCAAGGCAACCGCCAGAACGGCAAGCCACGGGAATTCCCACCGGCGTCGTTCGATGGGCGGCAAGTACTCCGGTCGTTCTCGTTCCATGAATCCCCCTAGATCGCGTCCTGCGCGCATTCTAGCCGGGGTGTAGGGGCTGCGCCCCTACGGATACGCCGTCAACCCGCAGACCGCCCGAAGTGCCGGTCTCGGAAGTCGCCCAGGTCAACAACGACGACCTTGACCATCTGGCGCTGACCGGCTTTTTTCTGTCCGGCCTCGGCCTTGCGCCGGGAGGCGAACCCGGCGACCCTGAGTTCCATCTGATCGCGCCACGCAAGCCCTGCAATGCGTTCGGGGGTCATGCGGTCACCGTCAGGGCTGACTAGGTAGTTGCCTCTGACGCTCCAGCCCGCGAAGGGGCCGGTCAGGTACTGGCACAT